ATTACCAAATGTAACTACAAATGTTGAATCAAACCACATTGCATAACCACCCTTATTCATTAATTTAGGTTTACCCATAGGTGATTCTGGTTTTAATGTCCAAACTTTATTAACACAAACTAAAGTATTAGTAAATGGTGATGACTCTTTTCTTGATAATGTAATTTTTTGATTAACATTATTCCCAAATTGAGTTGACATCGCGCCTGCATTCCATTCATTGTTGTTTTTATTTGATTTAAGTGACATTTCACAAGGTACAGAACCAATACTATCCCATAGGAATAATAAATCATAAGGTAAATTACCTCGTTTTTGTTCATCCATTAAATCTAAAATAAATCCAGCAACATCTTCAATAGAATTAAGTGTTTCTCTATCAACATAAATAAAATTACCATCATAATTAGTTATTTCTCCATTTTCGTCTTTTTCTATGTTAATATCTAATCCCATTTGAACTGCATGCTCCCAATTCCATTTCATTTCTGTGATAATAAAAACAGGCAGTATCCCATTATTTTGGGCGGATACTGCTGCTTCTATCATCGCTGTTGTTTTACCTGTGTCAGAATGACCTCTAAGTAAAACAATGTGCCCCATAGGTATACCTGGTATAGAGGTAACTTCTTGAAAGGCAGGAGAGAGGGGTATCCATTGTTGATCTTTGAATTTAATATTCTTGTCTAGTCCCTTTTTATTCTTAAATTCATTTAAATTAAATTTACTTTGAATTTCTTTAGAGACTGCCGCCGATAGTGATTTTTTCTTTCTGGCCATATTTAAAAGGGTAGATCGTTTGGTTCATTACTTTTTTTGTCGTCGAATAAAGAATCAAATTGATCAGTTTTAGTTTTCTTAGATTTAGAAGTATCTAATGAAAACTTAGATGGCGCTGGTTGTTTAGCATCATCAAAATCATCATTTGGTTCTGATATAATAGTACCTTCATCCTCTATTTCAGGAGCTAACCATTTTTCTAATGCGGATTTCATTTCATCAAAAGTGAATTTTTTAAATTCGCCATTAGGGTCTGGTTGTTCTGCTTTCCATTTTTCAACTTGGGCAGCATCACTACTAAGTGGAGTTTGTTTTAATCTAACTCTAACTGATGATTTATTATATTGTGTTCCTGTAGCTTCAGGTCCTACTGTTTCAATAGTAAGGTCTCTACCGTTTACAATATCAGTATAATCACCAATTTCTTCGTCGACAGCAAGTGAAAGTAATTCTTCGTAAATTAATTTTCCGAATTGCCATAATCTAACACCTTTATCTTCTTCTCCTCTAACAATTACAGGAGCAAAAATACGTGTTTTAGGGTCTAGTTTCTTAGCTAAAACATAATTTTCTTTATTATATTCTTCTCTAAGTTTACTAGCAAATGAAGCTATAGGGTCTTTATCACCGAAATTAAGTGGTGAAATCATAACTTTATTTGTAATACCATAATAGAACTTAAGTTCTGTAAATGGGTTGTTAGAATTGAAAGCACTAGGCACAATTCTGATCTGTTGTTTACCTACAGTAGGTCTCCAAAATGTCAAACTATAATCTCGTTTTTGACCTTGTGGTTGTTTTTGTTGGAGGGTGTCCAACTTCTGTTTAAGCATTGATAAATCCATAATTTTATAACTTTTTTTTAATGTAACTATAATATACGAACCAGAATTTGGGTATCCAAATTATAGTTCAATTATTTTGTGAATTTTTGTATTTAATTGATTTAACTCATTATGTTGAGTTAATAAAATACAATTTTTATAATGTTGCCAATTTACTTGATAAGAAGAATCTACAACACCACCATTTAATTTTTTAATTAATTCATTTAAAGCATTAATGGTGTAAAGAGTATTCGACTCTTTTTTTCTGTGGACTAAAATTGTATTATCTGGGATAGTGTGAACGTTACCTTGGTCTACATTATATGTAATGACATACTCATCCTTACCAGCTATTTCAAGAACAAATAGTTTGTTATATATGATAACATATTTACTTTTGATTTCCTCTAATAGGCCATCTAAGTTATCTAGGTCAGTAAATGTACAGAATAGTTTATTATTCAAATCTCCAACGGTTTTGATGTCAGTTACAACATCATAATTCGCGTTATACGTATTTGTTTCTTTATCTAAAGTCGTAATCATATCCCTGTTTTATTTTTGTGTTAAATTTGTATTTAGTAAATATACTATTAATTGATTCCATAACCTCGGTTTCATCTTCACTATAATCGAATAAGAATGAATCATATGTATATAATATTAATTTTGTTTTTTTACCTCTTAATTCCTTTAATATATCCCACAGTATACGAACATTCATTGACGTCTCCAAGTTTTGTAGCAAATAATTAAATAATTTTTGCGGATTCATTTCCTTATAATAATCTTTTTGATAAACGTAATTTGAAATCGGACACACAATATCCTCTCCTTGATAAAAATCGAGCCACATATTATGTATATACTCTTTTATTTTTTGAAAGTATTCCAGATGTTCATATTTTTTAAATACTCCTCCATACAATTGTTTAAATGTTAACTCTTTTGATTCTTTATAACTTACTCCGTAAAGTTGTTGTAAATGACTATGAATATCACTAGTGGGGAAATTATAATCGATGAGACGACAAGACAAACTAGGATGGTAAGCACTAATATCAATTTCATAAAGAATATCATTAGACGGTATAAAAGATTTTCTACATCCATTTTCTTTGTTAAGTGCTGCATAATTTACTCCTTTAAATTTATTTGATGGTCTTGTAGTTAGTGTTTTTAAGTTGTACTGACTGTAGACTCGTTTACTATCAACGGGATGGAAGTGTTCTTCGAATTTAGGTACGTGTATTTGTAATCCATTTCGCTCGATAGCGTTGAATACCACGGATACTTTATTGTTAAAGAATTCATCATATTTAGTTGGTTTATTGTTAATATTCGTTTTTAAATTTTCAAAAATGGTTTCACACAATTCATAGTGTTTTACTATAGGGACTACCTCATTTATATTTGGTTTATCCTTGTTTTTATAATATAGTATTTCATGTGCTTTAGTTAATTCCGGTATATACGTATTAGGTGGTGTGTTTATGTCATAAAGAGCTTTGTTTGGAAAATAATGTAATGTTTCTTTTTTATCTCTACAATATAAAACCTCGAATTTATCTACGATTTCGTCTATACGCGTTTTTAACACACCTAAACTTTCACTATGTGTAATACATAACATATAGCCTTTATGTGCTTTTAACGGTCTAATATACACTAAACTTACGCTATTTAGCGTAGGGTGCACATTATGACTACTCGGTATTACTTCAATGAATGCTTTTTTATAACCACTATTTAATAAAACCTCGAGTTGACTATCCTCCTCTATTAACCAATACATAAAACCTTTTTATTTGCCGTAATATAATAAAAAAACTAGTAACCTCCACTTGATCCTCCACTTGTTGTTGTAGGATTTGTATTTTCTTTTACTACTTGATTTATTCTTTCCATTGAGCCACTTATAGGTACTAGTAAATCATGTGGTGTTAAAACATGTTTTGCCCCAACCATAGGTCCTTTATCAGGGTGAACATGATATAGTCCAACATATTCTTTACCTGTTTTTCTTACTATAAATTCTCCTCCTTTTGTCTCTAAATTATTTGCTGCTGTAAATTTAAAATATTGTGAAAATTGTTTTTTAAAGTAATTAGTAAAACCATATATGTTGTTTCTAGTTTCTACTAGTTCAACTATATTTTTATTTACATTATAAACTTCTTTTTCTTTTCCTGTTAAAATCCAATTAATAGAAATTGGAAAGTAAAAATCCCACTGTACCGAATTATTTTTAGAATTAAATATTTCATATTCTTCTTTATTTACCTCCATATAAATAAATTCATTACTTTTTAATAAAAAATACCTTTGGAACTCTCCTAATTTATAGTCTGATTTTGTTGGGAAGGGAAGAGATGATAGAGGAGGTCTAGGTGATTTAGCATTTATATTTCTACCTTTTGAATGATAATAAGCATCATTAATAATATAATAAGATTCAGGTAATGGTTCACTATCTTCTGATTTTTCAGGTGGTGCATTTTCTACTAATAGTTTATTAGGTTTATCTTGAGGGTTTTTACCTGTGTAAAATTCTCTATCAGAGGTTTCAAAATAAGGACCGATATATTCTTTACCAGTAGATGGGTCAAATAACTCACCTGAGTTAGCGTAAAGATTTTCTATTATTTGTGATTTTGGATAGTACATTTATGATAATTTAGTATTTTGTGTATCCCAATCTTTTTGTGGTTTACCTGGGTTATCATTTTCTGCATTTTCTAATGCTACATCTCTATTAAATTGTACAAAGAAATGAACAGCATCTACATAACCTCCAAAATCACCACCCCACATTAATCCAGCTTTTTGTGCTTCAGATACTATACCTTGTGAAATCCACGGGTTTCTTTCTTTCTTTTTCATCCATCTACCTTTTGGATCTACAACACTAATGTCAGCCCCCGCAGCATAATTATGAACTGATTTTCCTGGTGCTGCGTTTTTAGGATTTTCTGCTCTTAGTTCTACTGATCGAGAAAATGGTCTAAATACAGCATTTATATAAATTTTATAATCATTATATCCTCCATTTAACATATTAGTATACCAAGTTCTAAAAGTATTTTGTACGTTTACATTCATATAACTTACAGCAGTTTCTAAAGAAATCTTTTTCCCATAAGTACTACTATTAACAGGAATACCATTTATATCTCTATTATCAAAAAATTCTAAGGGATCATCAGTTAAAAGACCAGAAGTATCTGATAGACCACCGGGATCAATTGGTCCTGTATTTGCTGCAACATCTGCTTCACCATCATTAATACTTACAGCTGACATATTTGTAAATGGAGTTTTAGGTTTATTTTCAACATCAGGAACAGCTAAAGTACCAATTGAAGTTGACCAATTATTATCACTAATACTATGGTCTACTTTATCAATAATAAATTTTAATGCTTCATTATATGCTGGAGGTAGGAATTGTTGTCTTAATGACATACCATTGTAAATTTTAATACCAGACATACCTTCAAAGGTTATACCTAATTTTATAGGAATAAAACCTGATTTTGGGGAAGGTCTATTAGTTTCAGCAAATATTCTTTCATTTAATAAATTAGCAAACCCATTAAAACATTGATGTCCTTCACTAATAAAATCATCAGACATATTAGTGTATAAAGCATTACGAGTTTTAACTGTAATAGTTTTAAAATCTGATTTTTCAGCATCCATTGGAATTTTAGCTTCACCACCAAAGGCTCTTACTAAATAAAGATCATAATTTGAAGCATATTGTTCAGATTCATCATACATATACCTTTGTATAGCTGATATGAATTTTCCTGTAGGTGTTTTTGATACGAAATCTGTTATAAAATCTTTAACTATTAATGCAGCATTTAATCCTTTAGATAAAGTTAAAAATGTATAATAAGTAACATTAGCAAATCTTACACCTTTATAAGTTACATTTTTTCTAACATTAATTGCTTTACTAAATTCATCTTGACTATTTCCTAAATTTTGCCCAGATTGTAATTCTGCTTCAGGTAGAGAAGTACTTTTTTTACTAAAAACTAAATTTAGTACTTCTCCTCTAACTTTTTCATTAGCTAAACCTCCAAATAAAAAGTTTGATACTTTTGCACCTGTGGTTTCTTCTCCTTCATCCCAAGCTTTATCTTGTTCTCCTGTTCCTTCATTAGTGTAATCAAAACCAGGGGAATCAATAATTGATGGGTTTGTTCTGTCCATTAAACCTATATTCCATTTTGAAAAAGCAGTTGCATCTGTATTTTTAGTTGAACTTCCTTGTGCTGTTGCTCCAATAGAAATTTGGCTAGAAAGTTCAGGTGTTATATTAGTTTCAAAACTAAAATCAGTAACAAAATTAGAAGAACCAGAAGGACTATAACCAAATATTTCAAATGAATCTCTTTTTATTAAACCTAAATTAGCAATTGGATTATTATCAATTATAGTAACAGTAATATCATCTTTCATTATTACTTCTAATTCCATTATATTACCTAATGCTTTATTTATACCTCCTACTATTCTTGTTAAAAATTCAAAAAGGTTTAATTCTCCTTTTTTATCTGTTTGTTGTAAAATTTCAGCTATAAATTCAAAGTTAACATAAATATTCATTACCCTACCATAATAACAATCGCCTTTATTATAGGTAAATTCTTTTAAATCATTTAAATACCCCGGATATTTTAATTCTTCTAATTGGCTATCTGCTGTTTGGAAAAATTGGGGTTTGATTAAACATACTTTAGGGTCTAATGAAATTAAATTTGGATATGAATTACAAATATTAGATTCTTCTTGATAATCAAAATCTAATTGTACTTCTGGGTTTGATTTCATTATTAAAGGAGCAATTTTTGTTTGAACTGCTTCCATTAATTTTCCTAAAGTCATATAATAATTAAAATTAGGTAAATCAATTGAAGGATAATTATCTGAATTTCTAGCCCATGATAAACCATCATAGTGTTCTCTAGAATGTTCCCATGAAAAATAAGGACCTTTTACACTTGCATTTACACCTTCACTGCTTCTATCTGCCCATTTAATATCTCTTACTTTTTGATACATAAAATAAGAAATTTGGGAATCTCCAGCTGTACCTACAATAGCAGAATCTTCAATTTCACCAAGCCCTTTTGCACCTATACCAAAAAATCCTGATTGGCTATCTATATCATCTAATTTTTGTTGGGCGGATAAAGCTAATACCTTATTTCTTGCACTAATAGATTCAATAACATCTCCTAAAGTTATTAAATCAATAGAAATATCATAAGTTCCATCAGGATTAAAACTCCAATCAAAATTTGTTACTTTTCCAAAAAAACCATCATAATTATAGGAACACTTTCTTCTTTTGTCATTAATCTTTTGTAGCATTGATTTTTGGGTTTCTTTTGCTGTCTTAAAAAATGCATCTTCTATTACTGTAGTACCTACTTTTTGTATATTACCTTCTCCATCTAAGTATTTATCAAACCCCCATTCTAACATCATTGTATAACCTAATCTTAGATATAATAACTCTATTAATTCAAATTGAAATTTATTATAAGCTTTTAAAGAAACTTTAGCTTTACGAATAGAACCCCTATTTATACATTCAACACTAGCCTCAATTAATCCAGGTGCTGGTGAAAGACCAAAATCTGAACCACCTAAACCATAAGAATTGTTTGAATTCCAAAGACTATTATTTTTAGTAACACCAGATCTTTGATTATATTTTAAAAATTTACCTCCTTCATCAAATACTGCTTCTGATAAAGTATTAAATAAAATACATTTTTCTGCTAATTGGTTACCTACAAAATTTTCAGTATCTTGAAGACCTATATTTTTTAATCTTTGTATTCCATCTGGTATTCCATCTTTATCAGCATCAATTGCTCCTGCTTCAAAAACTTTAGTTCCCTCAGCGGCATTAGTTCCAGCGGCTTGTGCTTGAAAATCTGCTTTAGTATTTTCACCAAGTATATAAACAGAAGATGCTAGCTTTAACCAAGCATTTCTATTATTTAAAAATTGAATTTGTTGTGGGGTCCTTTTATTAAGGTATCCACTTCCATGTGTTTTTTGTCTATTTTGGATTTCTAAATAAACACCCTCTTCAAATTGTTCCCCAATTATATTTCCAGTCATAACTTTTATATTTCATTTAATTCATTATAACTAGATATGATAGATCCTACTTGAGATGGTATTCTTAATTGAATACCCGGGGTAATAAAATAAGAACCTTGGTTTAATGAATTATTAGCAATTGATATAATCCACCATAAAGATGAATCACCATAATATTGTTGAGCTAGTTGATCAAATCTATCTCCTATTTCAGCATAAACATAAGTATCTTCATAATTTAAAGGAACATTAGGATATTTAGTTGTACCATAATATCTTTTGCCTTTTAAAGTTTTATATTCATTACTTTTTTTAAATACGGGAATATTAGTATATCTAGCCATTATGTAGTATCTTGTGGTTTTTGAGGAACATAATTGTTTTTATCGTAATTATTATTACGTCCATTATTTAATGATATATATCTTTCTTTTCCATAATTTGAAATAAAGTTTCCATCAGCACCTAAATAATCTGTTTGTTTAAAAGAATTTTGTTGTATTCTAGGTACAAAATCATGTATTGGTACAAAGTTAAACCCAGACACTTTTATAATCATAGGTAATTCTTTAACTGTTGGGTCTGAACCTCCCTCATCATTGATACTAATATCCCAAGGTGAATCATCAGGCACATCTAAAGACATACCAGTTATTAATCCAGGTTGTTCATAAAACCAACCACCCATTGTTAATGTAATAAGATTTCCTTGCATATACCCGGCATCTGAATAATCTGGTGCTAAAGATGAAGCTAAATAGTTTAACTTTTGATACATTGGAATTAATTCATTCTTAGATTGTGCAGCTACTGTCCATGCTAAAGAAACTGTTCTATCAAACCCTTGGTATTTATAGTAATTTTCAGCTCTGCCCATAAATTTCTGAGTCATCCAATCAGCAGAATAACTATCACTCATACTGTCAATAAAAGCTCTAAAATGAATGTAAGTTTTATTATTTGGGTCATCATTATTTATTATACCAATTCTAAACTTAACTAAATCATTTTTAATACCAAAGCCATCATTACTATTACTTGAAATTACATTAGCTGAATTATATAAAGGTAAAGCATTTAATTTATCTAAGGGTTCAGATTTATTATTACCTGGTATTATTTTTCCTGCTGTATAACTTTTAATATTTCCTCTAGCAGATGGATTTCCTAAGTTTACTCTTTGTTCTATATTTTTTGTTACATAATCAGGTGAAGCTGGTATGATTGGGGAATCATTAATTAAAGTTTTCCTAAAATCAGGTTTAATTCCTGTTGCTGTTCTTTCCTGATTTTGTATGTTATAATAGTTTTCTATTTGTTGTTGATTAAATGCAGCAAAACCAAGAGAAACTCCACTAGTACTACCTGATAGTATTAGATTATTGGGAGAAAAATAAACTGGTGCAGCTGAACCACTTTGATTTGTAACATTATTATTATAAACAGATCTAACTCCAAATAAAGAATCTAAAGGATTAAATGAACCAGAAAGATTAATTACATTTTTGTCAATAAATTGAGTTAAACTAGTTAAACTTGGATTACTACCGATATTTAAGGCTGATTGGGCTGCTTTTGCTAAAGGTGGTAAAGGAAACAAATCTGTAAATGAGCCAGTTAATTGAATGGTGTTTGGCAAAAAAGTTATAGTTCCAGTATTACCTTCTTGATTAATACCAGTTCTTTGGTCATTAAGCATATTAATTGTAGTTGTACCAACTCCTAAAGTTGATCCAGGACCACCTGTATACTTATAAAGAATATTATCTCCTTGTTTCGAATTAATCTTAGGTAAAAATCCTAATAATCTACTTCTTTTACCATCAGGCCCTCCGTCTGTAATCTCAATATAAGTTGGTAATGTTAATCCCTTAGGTTGAGTTTGAACATCACCAGGCTCTCCACCTAACATTGGATTAAATGGGTTTAATCCTTGTTTATTTGGGTGAACACCAACACCTGTTCCTATTACAGAAGCTATTGTTGATAAAGGAGTATAAATTCCTTGATTTAATGCTAAATTATCAGCAATAAACTGTCCGATAGCAGATAAAGGATCACCAGATGGTGTATTATCAGGTTCATTTTTATATTTTATGTAACCTGTATTTGTATTTACATTTGAAAGGGAAAGTGCATTTTGTTTTGCAATAAATAAAGGACCATTAGGACTACGAAAATCGAATAACATTTGTGTCATTCGAGATACGTCGTTAACAATAGCTTTAGGAAATAGTGTACCTCCTCTTAATAAAAAATCTGGTCCTCCAGTTCGTCCTACATCTTGAAAACTAGAGGGAATATCTTTTACTATATAGGGTTGGTTACTATTACCACCACCAACTAAATCTTTACCAAACTTAATTGATTTTAAGTCCGTCCTAAGATCAACTAATCCCATTTATTACTCAGGTAAGTTATTCACGTACTTACTACTTTCTTTAATAGAAGCAGCTAACTGAGTAGGACTTGGTAAATTATTCATAAATGGTTTTCCATCTAATGAATATTCATTATGTAAAGTAGATAATGCTTGATCCACTATTGGTGGAGAATTACCATCTAAACCTGTTAGTGAAGATTCACCCGCTTTTAATTTATTTAATAGACTCATAATTAATTATTTTTATTATAAATATTGTGTTATTGAACTGAATATAAACCTACTGGTGATATTTGAGGTTTTTTATTATTTTGTTGTACTAATGTAGCTAATAAGGCATTTGTTTTACTATTATCATTCATTGCTACTGTTCCTGCTGGTGAAGAAACAACATCATTACCCCTAGGAAATAAATTAGTTCCGGCAATAATAGTATCTTTGTTATTTAAAGAAATTGCACCTTCAGGTCCAAATAAAGTTCTATCACCATAACCTGGTCTTCTTGTTGGGGATGAAATCATATCATCTGCAGTAGCTAATCTTTTTAGCATACCCGCCCCTGCTAATGTAGCTGCAGTTGCTAAGGCAAACCCAGCTGGTCCCATAAATGAGAAATTTTTATAGGCATTACTTGCTATATCAACAATAGCAGTTGCAATCGATTTTGCAAACACAAGTCCTAAAATTGTAACAATACCACCTAATACTGGTAATATTAAAGTTAATCCATCTAACATTAATTTTACAGCAGCTGCAATACCATTAAAAACAGGAAGTAAAATATTAACAACTGGTTCAACAATTTCCATTACTACACCTGCAATACCCATAAAAGAATCTAGTACTTTTTTAATTGTTTTTTCAAATCTTTCTGATACACTAGCTTGGTCTTCTAAAGTCGATAATCCATCTTTAGCAATTTCTTTTTGGGCTTGAGCTAAACCAACTTCTTCTATTCTTTTATCTAATATAGCTTGCCTTCTTTCTGCTTCTTCTCCTGTTGCTCCCGCTAATTGTTCTTGAACAAATAAAGTTTGAGCAATATCTTCTCTACTCATTCCTAAAGATTTAGCTAAAGCATCTTGTTGGATTCTATTCATTTTAGAAAATTCAGCTGATGATCCAACTTGTGTTGATATTTCTTTTGCTAAAGTTGCTAAATCATTATCTAAAGCTGCTTGTCTTGCTTTTTCTAAATTAATATCTTTACCTAATAATAATTCAGCTTCTAATTCATTAGCAATAGAACTTTCAAAATCAAGTAAACTATCGGCTATTGCTTCTACTTGATCTAATTCCATACCTAATGCCTTTGCTGAAGCAACAGCATCAGCAATTAAAGCTGGATTTTTCCCAAATGATAGAGTTGTTGCAGCTGAAACATTAGCTATATCTTTTAATAATTCTTTTTCATTAAGTAGTACACCATTTTGCATTGCTGAAACTTTAGCTTGAGCTAAAAATTCTCCTGTGTTTTCTTTTAAAGATTGTCCATTTGCTAAAGTTAATGATTGGATACCCATTAACTCTTCATTAGTAAAACCAGCTGCTTCTCTTAATTTAGTAAACGTAATTAAATCTTCTTGATTCAACATTACATTAGTACCTAATGTTTTATTAATTTCTTGTAAGCTTTCTAATAACCCTTGAGAACTAACTAATGAACTTTTTAATTCACCAGAAGATAAACTTGCAAAAGATCTTTGTAAGTCTCTTGCTTCACCCACTGTCATATTTAAATTCTTAGCAACTTCCCCCGATGTTTTATCTAACATCGTTACTGTTTTTACAATAGCAGTAAAAACTGCAGCCGCAATATTAGCTGGTTTAAAGGCATTAAGTAATTGTGCACCTAATACTTTAGCACCTGCAGCCATACCAGCTAATCCACTACCAGTTTTCATAGTAGCTTCCTTAGCAGCCTCTAAAGCTTCTTCAGCATCTATAACATCACCAAGAAGGGGTATTTTAGAAATACCTTTTAAAACACCACCAAAAATTCCTAGCTTACTTTCTGCATCTTCAATTGCTTTCTTTTGTGCTAATCTTTTTTTATTTTCTTCTTCTAATAATTTTAAGTTTTGTTCAGTAAATAAAGCTTGTTGTTGAGCAGTTGATAAACCTTCTACTTGTCTATCTAGAGTAGCATTTCTTGTTTTTAATTCTTTTTCAATTGATGATAATCTTTTTTCATCAAATTTTTCTCCTCCTTCAGCAGCTTCAAGAATAGCTTCTCTTTCCTTTTGCAACTTAGACATATTAGTTAAAGTTGCTTTTACATTAGCTACCTCTGCTCTTCCCTGTTTTCCAATATTAGTTCTAAGACTATTTTTTACTTTTTCAGCTTTAAGAATTGCTTCTTCATTTGCTAAAATTTGTTTATCTAAAGATTTAATATCATTTAAACCAGTTTTTTGGTTTAAAATTTCTTTGTTAATTTTTTTATTTACACTAAGGAGATTTGAATCAAATTGATTAACTTTAGATTTGATTCCAACAGATTCTTTTAAAACTTCAATTATACCTGAAGAAATACCAAGATCATCTTCTTTTACAGCATTACTCCTTTGACGAGCAGCAGTTAGTTCTTTTTCAAGTCTAATTTCTTCTTGTTTGGCAGCATTAATTTGGTCCTGCCTTTTTAATTCTTCTTTTGAAGCCATTAAGGTATTTTATTATAAATATGACTATTTAAAACTACTTTTACCTTTGAATTTTTTAAGGTTTTGTTCTGCGGTTTTGTATTGGTGGGAAGTTTTAGCAAATTCTGGGGCATTTACTTTACCATCTGAGGAAACTAATGTTTGTTTACCTTTACCCTCGGATGCTTCTTTTTGTTTTTTATTTTCTTCTTTATAGTAATTATCAATTTCAGAAAATGTAAATTTTCTTAACCAAATCGGCATATTATAAATGGTTTCAAAGTCATAACCACCTTTACCGTGAAATAAAATATTATGGATTTGAGTAAATAAACTCTTCCTGACTAGGGGTGCTGCCTTAGGCGTCAGGCCAAAAAAAGTTAAGCCCTATGGGCACACTTACCTCCTCCCCACTATCAACTATATAAGTTAAGTCAATATCTGGCTGTGTGTTTTTAACATGCTCTCTAAAAGCACGAGAATCACGAGCCAATAAATAATTATCTACAAATTCTCTAATATCTTTTTTTTCTTCATTTCCATCTATTGATAGAATCATATTTTTTAATCTAGTAGTTAATTCAGGAGATGAATCTTTATTAACTTTTTTTAACCCATTAATTTCTCTATCAATTGCTTTTTCATCTTTTCCAGTAAGTAATTTATAAGTTAATACTGAACTGTTAGAAGGTAAAGTATAAGAAAACTCATTTTTACCTTGTTCTATAGAGGATTCATCAAATGGTTTATTTTCTAAAGTACTTAAATCAATAGTGTAATTACTATTACCTATTGTTACTTCATAATCTTTTCCATATCCTAAAATTCTACATCCTACTAATAAAGCATTTTTATCACCTACTACTAAATCATCAATATTAATTTTTGAATTAATAATTAATGATTTTAATAATTTATCTAATACAATACCTTTTTGGATATATGATTGATTAGTTAATATATCTTCTTGTTTAGCAGTCATATATTTCATTTCTACTTTCCCAGAAGATAATGGGTTTTCTTTTGGATATACTTTTCCTTTTGAAGGTAAGTCTATCTCTTCAGTGGGGAATTTAAAATCAGCCATAGTCTTTATTTAATAACGTTTGTTAATACATATCAATATAAAAAAAAAGCTTGGCGGAGCCAAGCTATTTTTAATATTTCTTTAAACTTGTATTAGAAGTTTAAGATACAATAATCAGGTTGTACGGTTAATGATAATTCTTGCGCAGCATTTTCATTATCCCAGTTATAATCACCAAATCCAGCTTCTGTAATTAAAGCTCCTTTAATAATCCATTCAGAAACAATATCACCTACTGGTCCTAATACATTAAATGTAAGATCTTTTTTATAAAAATCACTGTATCCATCTCTACCAGTTACTGATTCGTGATGTAATCTAACCCATTCCATTACCGCTTGAGCTCCTGACGGTGTAATAGGATCAAATAATGTCATTGAAACTGTATTCCAAAGAGTTTTTCCTTTTACGTATCTTGCAACGTTGATGTGGTTTAATTGAACTGTACCTTGTGTTAGTGAAACAGCTCCAACTCCTTTAATTTGGTAAGAAGGAATTCCATCAACATATAAGATAAATCTATTTTGTTGCTTTGGCTCAAAAGCTGTGTAAAATATTTCGTTTGGGTCTAATATTGCCATTTTATCTAATTATTTATTCTTGTTATAAATATTCTATTTTTATTTTTTTACGCTGGGAATTCAACTCCTGTTGGCAGTACGTTGAAATCCAAAATTATAAATTCAGCTGTTTTAGTTGGTTGTAAATAAATCGCACCTACTAATTCGTTTCTATCAATTACATCTGGTGTATTGTTAGTTTCATTCATTACAACTTTAAACGCGTATAATCCTTGTCTTTGTTGTACTGATTCTAAGTATGG